ATATGCTGCTGGATTGCTAACACCAGTATTATCAGATACTCTATTAATAACATTCATCCATTTTTCAAAAGCAGAACGAATAGCAAAATCAGTATCGTTAATAACGGTAACTGTCCAAGTATCGAAAGAACGATCTCCAGCAATCTTGAGGGTTCTTCCTCTAAAAGGAACTTCAATAGGGGCAATATTGGATGCTGGAAGAGCTGCAGTTTTGATTAAAAATCTGAGTTTATCCAGTACATTGCTGTCAGTTGGTGATGAAGATGGGAAAGACATTACAACTTCGAAGAGATTAGGTCTGGCGCCGCCGCCAGCTAACTTACTCTTAAAGTCACTAATATTTCTTAATGGGGGTGGATTAAGTTGACTTCTGGTTGCCATTGTTTTAGACCTCTAATTAGAATTTGCCAATAACTTCTTCGAAAGCAACACCAGTTCTGGTGGCAATAAATGTAAGACCGATAAAGTTAATCGATCTTGCAGGTTTAATATAGATGTCAGCAACGAACTCGTTTGCATCAATAATAGCACCGGTATTGTTTGTTTCATCGCAAACAACAACATAATCATAGACACCCCTCTTTGCCTTAACATCACGGAGGAATGGTTCAACAATATTTACGAAGTTTGTTCTTGTAATTTCATCGTTGAATTCAAAGAGTTGATCCTTGGCAGCAGCAGAGATTGCATTTTCGAGGTAGATAAAGAGTCTACGAACGTTAATGCGATCAAATGCCGATGCTTTGGCATAACCAGTTTTATCACCGAACAGAATAATTCCTGCTCCTGCTGAAACAGTAATTGGATTGATTCTATTAGTATAGAGGCGATCTCTTTGGGATTTTGTTGGGTTATATGCCAACTTAACCGCATTCAAGATAGCACCCCTTGAAGTTCCTGCTGGTGAGTACCATGGGAAGTTGTTGATATCAGTTCTGGCACATAATCCAGCAATATCTCCGTTCAATGGAACATATCTAAATGTATTGGAGAACCTGTCGTACATGTACTTGTAACTTCCATCAAATACTGCATAAGTACTGGAAGTAATTGGTGAATAGTAACTAATGATATTATCTGTAATTTCATTATCATCACTAACCGTTACGCTTCCTACTGAACTATCTGCTAAAAATGCTCCCCTATAAGGTGAGATGAATGCAATCGCATCTTTTCTTAATTCTGCAACTTCAATTAGTTTTTGGGCTAGTGCTCTGGCACTGAAGATATCATAATTTGCAGATCCCATAAGGAGAAAATCTACTTTATAAGTATCAGTCTTTTCAAACAGTTCATATCCAGTAGAAATATTACCGATTGTTGCAGTTAGTGCTCCAGTTGATGTAATATCAGTCAATCCATTATAATTTTTACCACCACCAAGAGTTACAACGGTGTTTCCTACGCTACCAAAGAGGATTCCACTTGCTGCCTGATCCCAATCATTATCGGTTGTCCCAACGAATGATGTTTGGAAACCGCAAGTTGTGATTCCAGTTGGTTGAGAACCTCCAAAAATATAATTGGATTGCTCTGCAAGATACATTCTCCAGTTTGATGGACTTCCTACTGAATATTGAGCATCGGATGCTTTCGAAAGAGCAAGGTGTTTTTCGAGAATTGTTCCAGCATTACCAGTAATGGCTCCATTAGAATCAATTACAACAACGTGAACTTCATCAAATCTACCACCTCTTGAATCACTATATTCTGAAGTAGATGGTTTCTGTGCAATATTATTCCAATTGAGGGTTGCAATGGTTGTAACACCAGTTGATCCGGCGAATTTAGTTGTTACATTAATTCTTTGAGCATCAAACCAGTCTGCACTTGCACTTACTGTCGCTGTTGCAACTACTGCATTGACAGAATTGACGAGACTTATTGCACTAGATCCTGTTGAGAACAGATAGTTACCATTTTGTTGGTAATCAACTGCGGTTTCTCCACCAGAACCATCTACAATAGAAAGTACTTTAACTGCAACTTGATTCGTTGAGAGACCTGCTGCTGCCCCTACACCAGTGACAATACCTTTAAGGTATCCAGTGCCAGTTGATGTTGTTCCTACGCCAGAGAGAACCTTATTGAAGGTCTGAGTAACTCCCAAACCAATTACAGCTGCGCCAGTAGTTGGAATAGTTAAAATTTGGTCAGCAAGACCATCAATAATTGCTACTTGAATACCGTCTGCCCAAGATCCTGGGTTTTGAGCAGCAACGGTAACTCCTGTAATTATGTTCTCAGAATATCCAAGTTGATTATAATGCTCAATACTCTTAATTTTGACACTACTTGCTGTCCCAACAAAGGAGTTTTTTAGATCTTCATCATCAGATCTAACCACTCTCAATGAACCGCCATATGCCAGATAAGACGATGCAACTAACCAATTTTCGTAGTGCTTATCCGTTGGATATGGATCACCAAAAATGTTTATTAAATCATTTTCAGTTTCTACTATGGTGGGAGTACCTGTTGGACCTTTTGTGAAGGGTGCAACAATAGCGCCAATTTTATCGGAAACTGGATTGACTCTTCCAGTGGTTAAATCAACTTCCTTAACTATAATCCCAGGAGATGCTAAATTTAGTGGCATCTTTTGTTCTCCGTATTATCCAGAATTCTCTAAAAGTATTTATAAATTCCTACCCTTTCACCGGACTATCGGTAATCCCAAGTATGAGAACGGTCACCATATTCATCTACGTGCCAAATTTCTGACGTTTGTAACTTATTTTCTTCTGTTGCAAATATCCACCTATCACCAGTTTCTGGTTCAATAAATGCTTCCATTTCATCAAGTCCATCTACAATAAAACCAAATGGTGACATATCTTGTTCAATTTGGTTTTTCTGCTCCTCATAAATTCTTTTACGAACATCATTGTTCGTCATTTCTTTAAAATAATCTTGTGCTATTAACCAAGAAAATATAACAAGGCACATTGCCAAGTCATCATTGCAACCTTCTTCTGCTTCAAATGAATTGTGCTTATGAATGAAAGTAGTTAATTCACTGATAATTTCATAATCATTAATCAATAATTTATCATCTTCAATAATTGTTCTTAAATTGGAGCATCCCAACTTTTTAACTGCGGCAGTCATACGAACACCAAGTTGAGATTTTTTACCACTAAACCCCGAACCTACAATTTGACCTGCGCGACCTCTCATTGCACACATTAGAACATTGTCATACTCAAGATCAAAATGAAGAATACTTGCCACCTGATCTCCAATATCATTTACTTCAATGAGTAACCAAGACTCATTATATGCCTTTGCAACCTCGTAAATGATGCTTGGAAACATCATCGGTTTAATTTCATTATTTCTATATTTGACTACTTGCCTATAAGGAAAATCGGTAATGTCAAATACAATAAATGCGGAATAATCATTACCAACTCCACGGGCAACATCAACGGTGATTAGATAATTATGATCTTCCTTTGGATTTTCATAAATGTCCAGACCCTTATTTCTTTTTATTGGATCAGTATATACAAGGGTTCGTAGTTTTGATGGATTAATTAAAGTATCGACAGATCCTAAAAATTCGCACTCAAACTCAACCTTAAATTGTTGCTCACTTGTGTTTGCAATTGTCTGCTCCTTCCATGCTGAGTCTCTACCAGGCACTTCGGACCAATGAACATCTGTAGGCACATATGCGTTTTTGCCTCTCTCAGAATCGTGCCACATACGGTAGAAGTGATTCATACCACGGGGGGTAGAAACAATAATTACCTTTGTTGAATTACCCGAAGAAATGGTGGGATAAACAGACGCAAAGAAGTCATCGGCAATATTATTTGGAATGAATGCAAATTCGTCCAAGAAAATAATATTGTATGAACCACCACGAACAGCAGATGATGATGTGGAGTTTGCAGAAATTTTTGAACCATTTTCCAATTCTAATGAAGCTTTATTCCAGGATATAATGCCCTGCTGCATCCAATCAGGAAGATTTTCATAAGCAAGTTGCAATCTCCCTAAAAGGTCTCTTGCAGTAGTTGCTT